CGTAGCAAAATTCGTGCCAATGTAATTGAAACATAACGAAAAAGTAATAAAGACGAAAGGAGATTGGCGGGGGCACCGCGCGAATTATGAGTCCCATCTCAGCTAATTAGAGTTCGCTTTTCGCCATTTCAAAAATTTTTTCCGGTAAAACTTGCCCGTTTGTGAAACTAACCTAGTTTGTGCTTGTTTATCTAGTTGGATTTTAGTAAGTTAGTACTCGATTCATAATAGGAGGTCACGATTGCGTTCACGATTGGTTGGGGAAGTTCCACATTACGCGTATACAGTGCCGGAGTTCAGGGAGAAATACCCGGATACCGAGTACTCTACGGATTGGAGGTCGGCAAATACCGGGGACTGGGTGTTGTCTGATGATGAACATGTGTGCCAGGTAAGGAAGAGGTATATAGCGACCAAGAAGTGGCCGGGGCATCACCCGTATGACATTGTTAAAACGGCGTTTGGGACATTCTCTATCAATCCTGGAAATAGGATGCACACTGACCCGACGAGGTTGAGTTGTAGTGGGTCGATGATGAAGAGGAAACATCCCTATGGGATACCTAATAGGGAGAAGTGTACGAACTCGGAGTATCTTTTTGGGGTGTATGTGGCGCAAGGGATGAACCCGATTGACGCGTTTAGGAAGGCGTTTCCCAAGGCACACTACGAGCAGTATGTGGTGGCGAGGGCAAAGGGGCTGTTAAAAGCTGAAAGGGTCAAGCTAGTGATTAAACAGACTGTGGAAGATGCGGCAAAACAGTTAGGGTTGGATGCCAAGTATGTGCTGGAAAGGCTGAAGAGTCTGGCTGAGGCGAGTGATCTGGATGGGGTTAGGCTTGGGGCGATCAAGGAGATACAGAGATTACTGGATTTGGAGCCGACGAATACTCATACGCAGATTAATGGAAGGTTGAGCTACAGGGTGGCGAGTGGGAATAGGCTGGAGCAGGCGGATTATGAGATGATTGCCGATGAGGGACCGGCGAAGCTGACGGCGGAAGCGGAGGGTTAACCCCGGTGCTCCCCCATAGCACTTCCTATTTGATGCTTTACTTGCTGAAAGTGGCTGTAATGCCTACTAAAAGTGGTGATAAGTGATCGAGAATGTAGTAAATCTGCCGGAAAAGAAGGAAGACGAGCTTTTGCAGAGGGCAAAAGACGATCTGATCCTCTTTGGGCGGCTATTTTTGAAGGGGGACTTCGGAAAATCGGAGACGCCGGAATTCCATAGGGAAATTGCCTCGCAATTAAACGATTCCTCGACAAATAAGCAGCTTGCGATCATTATTGCTCGTGGGCATGGCAAAACTACGCTCATTAAAGCCTATATTTTACAACAGTTTCTGTATAATCAGTTCTATGATAGAACCGAACTGCCATTATTCTTTGGCTGGGTGTCGGATTCTCTTAGTAAATCCTACCGTAACGTCTCCTACATCAAGGAACAGTTGTCTTATAACGACAGAATAAGACACTACTTTGGTGATATGAAGGGGGATAAGTGGACGGAGCAGGATATCAGGTTGGCAAATGGATGTACGTTGATATCAAGGTCCAATGCCAAGTCGATTAGAGGAGAGACATCGGGTACTGTAGCAGGCGGTTCACAGAGATATCATAGGATTATCCTCGATGACATTGAAAACGAAGACAATACCAGGACTTTTGAAGCGCGCGAGAAGCTTAAGAACGTGTTTACAGATGCCGTGTATCCTGCGTTGGATGTTAACCTGGGTCGCCTTATTTTTGCGGGGACCCCCGTGCATAACGATTCTGTGTGCCAGAACATACTGGATGGACATAAGAAGGCGATTCACGAGGGAAAAGGGGAAGAGTATAGCTGGCGGGTGATTTCATACGCCGCAACGCAGCCGAATATGGAGGGTGGAGTACTGTGGAACTCTTACTTCCCGCGCGCGAAACTGGAGGAAAGGCGTAAGTTTTACGAGGATATGGGCCGTCTGCCGGGGTATTACCAGGAGTACGAGTTACAGCCCTCTGGCGGCTCTGCGAGAATTTGGACAAAGGACCACTACATTGTCCATAATGCGATATACAACTGGGACCCGGACAAGAAGTGTGGGTATTTGAATTGGAGAGGCGTCAAGTCGCCAGTAAACACCTTTATCGGGTGCGACCCTGCGACTGACATAGAGACTCGTACCTCTGACTTCAGTGTCATAATGGTGGTGGCATATGATAACGAGTCTCGACTATTTGTGCTGGAGTATGTGGAGAAGCTGGCGATACCACAATTAGGGCTGAGGAACAAGGATGGTAAGCTGGTTGAAGGTACTCCACTAGGCATTGTTGATTATATATTTGACCTGTATGACAAGTATCACTGTCAGAGTGCGACTATCGAGGATGTGTCCTTAACGCGCGGCGTTATACAGGATATGCAGGCTGAGCAGTTACGCAGGAACAGATGGGACCTTATACCGATACCTTTTAAGCCTGGGGGGAGAGATAAGGTCAACAGAATCGTAAATGGGCTGAATTCCATGTTTGCGACACGCCGCGTGCATCTTAAGGGGGAGCATTACAGTTTGCGGGAGCAAATCGAAAATGTCGGCCCCAAGATGAAACATGACGACGTGGTCGATGCCTTATACCTATCTACTCGAAATCTAACCCACCCAAGTAACTTTGAAGCAATCAGTAACCAAATTAAGTCGAAGGTCAGCGCAATTGGGCAAAGAATCAATTGGAAGACTGGTCAACCTTATCAGTTAGAAGGAGAAGAAGATGGACGTTCTGAACGTTACAACTGGTACCGCGCAATCTAAATCGCCGTCCAGTGTGGCTGCCAAGAGAAATCGGCAGCTATATCAGAATATAATCGGCAACAAGTGGGAAACGCACCGTCGAAACCAGCAAAAGTGGCTGGAGTTCTCACTTGGAGAACAGATGACCAAGACGGAGAAGGAGCAGTTGGAACGGGTTGGTATGCCCACCTTCATTGTCAATCGTGTCACTCCAGCCATTGAGACGCTTCGTTACTTCGTTTCCGCCAACAACCCCAAGCCGGCGGCTGTGGGAAGAGAAGGAAGTGATGTAGATAAAGCCAGTGTTGTCAATGGTTTATTCGAGTACTGCTGGGACGTGTCTAGTGGTAGAAGTGTCTTCTCACAAATTGTGCGGGACGCTCTAAGTGTAGGCTGTGGGTACTGGCACGTGTACTTCGACCCCTCCTCAGATGATGGTATGGGAGATGTAAAGTTCGGCTACATCCCATGGACCGATGTGTATGTGGACCCATCATCCACAGATGTGTACTTTCGAGACGCTGAATACATTATTGTCAAGAAAGACATCAAGAGAGCTACGCTAGCCAACGAGTTGCCTGATTACAAGAACATCATCATGCGTACGGCCTGTAATGACGAGAGGTCGTATTCTTATTCCGATCGAGATACATACGACTCATACGCGGTGTTTCCCGCCGATATCAGTACTATGGAAGCCGTAGATGGGCAAGAGCAAGGGGCTGAGGACGTTGTAGACTACTACGAGGGTTACTATAGGACTCGTAGTAAGTTCTGGAACGTGTCTATGCGTGTCATGCCATCAAAGGAACAGATGCAGGCTATTGTGCAAAGGGTGGATGCTGACACTGCTGTGTATGCTCAGGGCTTACAAGACGAGATCGCGTCTAACGCGATTGAACTGGGGGATAGTCTAAAGAATGGTAGCATCTCCCAAGAGCGCCACGACTTCGAACTGCAGCGCCTGCAGAAGGGTTTCCAGAACATGGTGGCCCAGTATCGGCAGGAACTGCTGACCAAGGAAGTGGAGGCTATTTCCGAAATCACTACCAACATTATGTCGGACAAAGATTATAAGCTAATCATGAGTGCCCAGCCGACTAGAGAAGCTGTAATCGAGGCGGTGCCATTCTGGAAGCGCCAAGTCGTGGTAGTTGTCAGTATTGGCGATCAGACTATGCTGCACAAGTACACATTAGACATCGACGAGATTCCGATTGTACCTCTGCCATACATACATACTGGTACCCCTTACTGTCTATCCGCCGTCAGTATGGTGGTAGGACAGCAGGAAGAGATCAACAAGGCTCACCAGTTGATGATCTACAACACATCTCTTGGTGCCTCCCTACGGTTCTGGTACTACCAAGGGTCCATTGACGCAGCTACTTGGAAGAACAATCTGTTCATGCCTGGTGCCTTGCTGCCTGTGAACCCAGGTGCTCCCGCTCCTCCGGGCATCATCCAACCTATTTCACTGCCTAATGCATTCCTAGAAATAGTACAGCTAGGTGGGCAGTATATAGACGACACTCTAGGCGCGTCGGCAGTAGCACAGGGCAAAGCTAGCCCAAGTGAGACTCCATACCGAGGACTGGTGGCCATGGATGAATTTGGTACTCGTAGGATCAAGAACTGGGTACTTAACGTAGTTGACCCATGTCTGGAGTACCTAGCCAAGGTATGGCTGCCATACGCCAAGCTTATGTACAAGTCTAAGAAGGTGTTCAGGATTGTGAATCCTGACGACAAGAAGGTCAAGGAGTTCAAGCTTAATGTACCTGTGTATAACGACTACGGAGAACTGGCCGGTAGGTGGAATGGACTTGATGAACATAAGTACGATATTAAGTTCGTATCTGGTGGTACTCTACCGTCTAATAGGTGGGCTAAGTCTCAGGAATACATGGAGTTATTCAAGCTTGGCATCATAGACGACGTAGCTGCTGTGGCTGAACTTGACATCACTGGCAAGGAAGCGTTACTGCAGAGAAAATCCCTGTATGTCCAGCTGCAACAGCAAATGCAATCCATGGATGCTGAGATCAAGAGACTCAAGGGTACTAACGAGACCCTAGAACGGCAACTAGTCCAGTCTGGGATTGTGAGCAAAATCCAGGAAGCCAACGTGGAAATCCGGTCTAATGTGGCTGATCAGAAGGCTGCGATGGAAGTAGAGAGACAGTCGCTTAAGGCTAATGTTAACAACACCTTAACCAATGTTCAGGCCGACGCCGAACTTGCCAGACAGCGAATGGGTGATCTACTAAAGGAGAAAAGAAAGGAGGTTTAGGACAGCAAAGCTAAGAAAAATAAGTAGTTGACTTTGTTTCACAAAATTAGTAAGTTAACCACGGGTCTAGTAGTCCCATCAGATGTACTGATGCAAGACACGCTATAAGCCCAAGGAGGAAAAATGGCAGAGAATCAAGACGGCAAGGTTGACTCCCCCGTCAACAGTCTGGAAGGACTGATTAAGGACCCAGTAAAAGAACCTCTCGAAGCCCGGCTAGCAGCTATTGAACGTGACTATTCGGCGTCTTCTAAGGAGGGCAAGAGACTGGCGGAAGAGAACAAGCAGTTAAAAGAGCAGGCTGCGCTGGCGGAGAAGTACAAGAAGTACGAACCGTTCTACAATCTGCTCGAAACTGACCCAAGGTTTGTCGAACACCAGCTTGCGTACGGGAAAGCGCAAGGGAACACACCCGATGCCTCCAGTTTTGCTGGCGGAGGCGGGGTTGGCGATCCTAGAAGTGCTCCCCCTGAAGTACGCGCCGATGTGAGACCTATTGATCCGAGGGAATATGGACTGAGTAGTTGGGATGAATATGACGAGGCAGAGGCAATAGCCAACCCACACTCTCCGTCAGGGAGAGTCAAACTCGCGCACGACGCCCGGATTGCGACATCAGTAGTCGAATCCAGGATAAACGCGGAGGTTGAGAAGAGGCTAGCCCCGATTAAGAAGCGTTTGGAAGCTACGGAAAACATCGGTAGAGAAGAGGCACTTGTGCGTGATTTCACAACTCGTAACCCCAGAATTCCGGCGAACGAGGTAAGAGAAGCGTTCGAGTGGTCTAAACAAACTCAACTCACACCCGATCAGATCGTAGCGCTTTACCGAATGGATAAAGCATCCAAGCACACTTCTAATTCTGGAGGGGATGTGGGAGACATCATTGCGCAACTTAAACGCGCTGCCGATTCTCCGACAACCCTGGCAAGTAAGAGTAGTGGTTCTGCCGAGTCTAACCCTGACAATGACTTCTTTAATTTGATCAAAGGAGCCGCGCCCTTACGGGTGGGGTAATCTGAATAAGATACTCCAGGTCGTCTGAAGCGGCAGGAGGATAGACATGGCTGATAGCCCATATGTCTCCGCTGATCTTTACCAGGCAGATAATAATGTATCTACCTCGGTCGGAGGCGTTACTATTAACACCGGTGATCTACGGCGCTCGTTTGCCCTAGGTGATCGGATTTCGGACCTTGTGGTTAATCGGGATTCTCTCTTTCGGGTTCTCTCGAAGCTCCGCAAAGTGTCCACGAATGACCCCATTTTCAAGGTGATGCAGGAACGTTCCATGGTCCATAAGCGGTATGGTATCGCTGTCGGGCATCGTGCATGGAGCGGGTCTGGCAGTGCCCCCGTGACTGGGTATGCTACCACTGGTAGCATCACTGGCCTAGGTGCGGAAACTGCTGGCTCCTATATCGCGCTGCAGATGGGCTGCGATTATAAGTCTGCTGGTAATATCCAGAACGTGTTTGGGCAGTCCACCAATGCTATCTCGGTTGGCGATTCTGGTACTGCTCCTATTTTCTTCCTAAAGAATCAAGTAGTTAAGATCAACACAAAGTCTGCTAACGCTGGCTATACGTGTGATGACTACTTCCTTCTGAAGATTCTGGACGTGCAGACCTCTGGTAACTACGCGTACATTGGTGGTGAAGTTGTTCGGCCTCTGAAGACCAGCACCAACTACTACCTGTGTTCGTTCTCTGCAACCAGCACCCCGATCACAACCACGTACACCCGTGGCGTTGGTACCTTCGCTTCCTCGACACTGGTTCCTCAGGAGCACATTCGTTCCTATGTCGTGGGTAGCGCGTTCCTGGAAGGCTCTGGGTATCCCGACACCTTCAAGGACACCCCACTGAGCACGACCTACTCCCAGACACAAATCTGGAAGACGGCGTGTTTCTGGACCGGTACCGCCGAGGCCACCGAGCTGAAGGTGTACCAGAATGAAAAGGCCCGAATCTGGGCAGACAAACTAACCCAGCACGCTTGGGACATTGCTGACGCCATCTATTGGTCCACGCTTCGTACGGACACGGATGGTGCTCGTCATACCCAGGGCATTGTGGACTGGATTCTGTCGAACGCGAACGTCTTCTCGTTCAGCACATCCACGACCAAGGACGATATTCTGGATCAGATGTCTATTCTTACCGATCCTCGGTATAATAACATGAGCCAGATGATCTTCCTCATGCCGACGTACTGGTACAACTATATGCACAAACTGGGCGGTTTCGCTCTTACCAACCTTAAGATGGCGGCTGGTGGATTCGCGGCCACGTATCCTGCGCTGGCTGGGTTCGACTTCGCTGGTTCCAAGTCTCTGGTTGGTTCCGAGCTGAGCACGTTTGCCACTCAGTATGGCACGATGAACGTGATGCGTGATATCCACCTTGACGGGTCTCCGATCAAGATGCTGGGCGTCAATCTGAGCAAGATTGCTTACCGGCCTCTGGTTGGAAACGGCAAGAACCGCGACACGAAGATTCTGCTTGGCGTGCAGTCCGAAGAGACCACTGGTATCGACGCGACTGTGGACCTCATCCGTACCGAAGCGGGCGTCGAGATCACTTGCGGCGAAGCCCACGCGGTTTGGCTCTAAAGAGAAGGAGGAACACACATGGCTGGTACCGGTTTCGATTATCTGGGGCGAGGACGTGTTGCCAATCAGGTTAACACGGACAAGCTAAAAGCAATGGTAGATTGTCCTCTAGTGTCGGACGAGATTAGTGTTACCGCTACACCTTCTGGTGGTGGTGCGGTAGTTGCTGTGTCGGTCCCCGCTGGAGCGTACGTTTACCGGGTTGACGTGCTGGCGAAGTCGGCTGTTGCATCGTCTGACTTCGATGTGGGTGACGGTGATAATACAGACCGTTACTTCGACGGCATCACAACCATGACGAAGTATGACTCGATCACTTCTCCTGTGGATGTGGGCGTCGCGCCTGGCACTACAGGTGAGGCGTCTGGTCGGTATTATGCTGCGGCTGATACCATCGACGTTCTGGTCAACGCCACTGCCACTACTGGAACCGTTCAAGTTCTGGTGTGGTACACGATGGATTCTCGTCTGGCGTAAGTTGTTCGTAAGGGAGCCAGGAGGGGGCCTTAAACCCCCTCCTACTCTTTAAATCACCTATGGGGAACCTTTACTGGGGAGTGAAGATGAAACCTGAGATTGGATTTGTAACAGATCATTGTTGTGTTAGAGTGGTCAAGGAAGCGACTGTCCTACGACAGCTTGGCTACAATGTGCATTTGTTTTCTAGAACACTATCAAGCGTTAGTTCTTTTTCCTCTGTCCACTACTACAGCAGCCCTTACCAATTGGAACAGGCGCTAAGTCTCACCAAATCATCCATTGGAATTTGGCAGTATCATAACGAACCTAATTGGCCGGTGTTGCTAATGAGACGGGTCCTTGGTGATTCTGCTAAAATTATCATGGATTACCACGATTCCAACTACTGGCGTATGGATGTCAGTGAGACTAAGCCACAACTATTAGAGAATGCTTCATGGTATAGTGAGAATTCAGCGGTAGAATTGGCGGATGCGTTCGTAGTACCGTCAACTCCGTGCTTTGAAGAACTTCGCACAAGGACCAACAAGCCTATTGCGGTTCTGCCCCCAGCTAGCCCACAAACGTTCTATAGGTACATGGAGGTACCATTTATGGGGGGCCTTGTATCCCAGGGTGGACACGCAATTACAGCACTTGGTATTGGTACAGACGGGGACCACTGGAGAGACTTTAGGAGTCTATACAATGACCTAAATGGTAAAAAGCGGGTGTATGCCTACTGCCCGTCGTTTACTTTGGACCCAAGCAATCCTCTAGACGCTGCGTATGCTGCTACTGGGGCGTTACTGGGGAAGCTGACACATGACCAATTGTTAGATAGACTTCCATCACATACATGGAACCTAGTTGGAAATCCCAACAAGTCCTATGTGTGGAATTTTGCGCTACCTAACAAGTTCTTTGACGCTGCAGCTGCTGGTACCCCAAGTGTTGTGTTTAACTGCACTGAAGCTGCAAAGATCGTTACTGATTTGAACATTGGCATAGTGGTCAACTCAGCTGATGAATTGATAGCGCGCTGGGGGGAGCATGTGGAAAAGAGGGCTAACCTTTGGCGAGTACGGCACGAACTGTGTATGGAAAAGTATATATCGTCACTGACTGATTTGTACGAGGGACTTCTATGAAAGCCACCCAGTGTTTTCTCTCTGAGTCAGTGAAGTTCTTTCGACCTGTATACGATGGTCGGTTTGGTCTCACCTGTGTCAATGAAACTGGGTACGATCCAACCGCGCCGTGTGTATTCCTAGGTATATATAGAACAGAGGATTTAGCGAGATTCTTTAATCATCAGGGCAAGAGAATAATTTTATGGTTTGGAGCAGATGCCCAAAAGCTGGATGTAGTCAAGACAGTTAGCTTAGTCGATAAAGTAAAGCATATATCTACGTCGTGTTACATCGACCATGTGTTGAAGTCGATTGGAGTTGATCCGTTCTATACCCCTTTGCCAATGACAATCCCTGAGCGGTGGGTAAACCCCAATGCTCCCCCTGCCGCGTTGGGTAACAAGGTGTATTGTTATGCTCCTAACGAAGTTTACGGTAGGTCGCTGGCTAAAGAGGTTGCAAAGAATATAGACTTTGAGATGTTACTGACCGATAGTTGTAAGCACTATACGCCCGAAGAGTTGAAAAAGATGTACGAGCAGTGCTTCATCGGTATCAGGCTACGTGATTTTGATGGCATTGCAGCGTCGGTACAAGAGATGGGTCTGATGGGACGGAGGTCTGTGTGGAATGGCCAGACTCCATCAGCAATCAAGTGGAATACCTTGGAAGACGTTGTTACTGCCATTAACAACGAAGCCTTTCGTATAGGTAAAAGTCTACCAGCCGTTGAAGTGTCTAAACAGGTTCAGTCTTGGATTTGTAACGACGATAGTTGGCTGGAGGTGTAGCATGATTAGGTGGAGAGGTATATAGTGGCTACGTTTCAGACACAAGTTGAAGCTATATCTGGTACTGTTTCTAGTACGCCCAATCTAAACATCTGGCTCACTGATGGTGCGACAGACGTTACTAGAAAGCTTATTTCCATAAAGAAAGCCGATCTACCACGCATGGCGTCTCCTATCAGGGTTAGTGCTACAAACGGTTTGGACCTGTCTAATTCTATACATATTGTATCAGTGACTAGGGGGTCCTACCCAGCGTATGAAGTTCCTGAGAGTATGAGTTGGAAGGTGTATCAACCTGATAGTATACATAAGGCTACTATCAGAAACCCAGCTTACTACATAAAAAACAACCACTTATACGTGGCTCCAATTAGTTCTACCAGTGCGTACGCGTCTTATGTACCACTACACAACGTTCTATACACAGACACCAACATCCCCAGATTCCCGGATGAATACAACTACGCCGTAGTTTTGTACGCGTCAATGCAGAACATTGTGGATAAAATGAGAGATACAACCGCTCCTGCGGATGTGACTCTACCAGTTCCGCCAGTAGTGGGAACGTTTACTTCTGTGGCTACGGCTCTCCCTACTTACACCGAACCCACTGGCTTTGTGCTTCCAACAGCGCCTGTGTCTACAGACGTAGACTTCTCAGATGTAGGGTCTATACCAGTGTTCGTAGAGCCTAGTACCATTTCTCTGCCGTCTATGGGAGACTTAGGTACAGCTCCTACGTATTCAGCTCCAGAGTTAACCATGACCAGTGTAGCTGCCTTGACAGAGCTGGTTGTCCCACCTCCTCCAGTACTAGAAGAAGTTACTGATTCCGAGGCTCCTGATGCCCCACCTGATGCTGTGCTGTCATTTGCTCACGGAACAATTACACTAGGTGCTGCTCCTGTATATACAGCGCCTGTCAACGATTTGTACTCTACTGCTATGACAGTGTCTACTACACACCTAGACACTAACCATGACATTGAACTGGCTCAGGTTAAGTTACAACAGGTATCTGCCGCCGTCGCCCAATACCAGGCCGATATGCAAAATGCGGCTGCGAAGTTCAACGAAGATAATGTAAGGTACCAAGCTGATCTACAGAGGCAAATAGAGCAACTACGTCATGGTAACGAGGGAGAGGGGCTAGAGGCTAGACTGCGTCTTGAGAGTTATCAGGCTCAGGTCCAGGCGTATGTAAGCCGCGTTAATGTTGCTTCGATCAACAATAAGTCGGCGTTAGACGCATACCAAGCAGAGTTGACCGGGGCGCTACAGAAGTGGCAATTGGAACAGTTGCAGGGTTTGCAGGGTAAGTGGATAGCAGCCAGAACTTCTGAGATTAACAAGTTCCAAAGCGATATTCAGAATGCGGCCAACGATCTGGCGGCTAGCACGACTGAGTATCAAGCTACTGTACAGAAGGTGTTGCAGACTTACCAGGTTGGTTCTACTAGTGAGCTTAATAGATATGCTAACCAGCTACAGAATAACTCTCAGGAATTTAACGCCGAGCTGCAGGTTTGGTCTAAACAGATCGACCAAGCGCTAGCGACGTACGAGAGGGAGACTGGGTTAGACGTTGCGGTTTATCGCGCGCAGGTAGAAGCCGAGGTAGCGAGGTACAAGGCAGATGTCGAGGCTGCCATAGCCAAGATCAATGCTCAGTTAAATATTTATGCGCACGAACTGCAAAGTACGGACGAGGCTAACAAGCGGGTGCTGGCAGTATTCTCTGCTGAGGTTGGTATTTTTCAGGCGGAATCTACTGCGGCTATTCAAAACTTTACTGCGGCGTTGAACAAGCGCCAGCTAGAATACACGTGGTTAGAATCTCAATATGCTAAGTTGGGCCAGCAGTATAACTCGTTCTTTATGGTAGATAATAGCAACACTAGAAGGAGTGGGCAAGATGGCGTGGCTTAGTAACTACTGGAGGAAATTATGCCTTGGCAAGTTGAATCCGATGTAGCGCACGGGCGAGGTTTTGCCGATACTGATGCAACGGGCTTCTTGGCAAAATTAGCGGCATGGGTCGTAAAGGCCCCTGCCGCCGGTGGGCCGGGATGGACATTGCATGACGATCTTACTGCGTGCGTTGCGAAAACGTTTGAGACGAGTGATGTTTCTACGGGTGATGAAACCATTACCATATCCGGGGGTCACGGCCTCAGCCATATGAAAGGGATCGTGTTCACTTCGACCAATACCGTCCCGGGTGGATTAACCTCCGGAACGCAGTACTATGCGATTATTGTATCGGACACAGTATTCAAGGTCGCCTCGTCTACGGTAAATGCGGTAAAGGGAATAGCGATAAATATAACGTCCGCCGGTTCCGGGACTCACACCGTTACCCCCAATAATCCATTTATCGTTGTTACCGATGTTGCGAGTCCAAATTGGAACGATGTGAACACGGGGCTTTCGGGGTTACCTCCGAAATATCTTATTTTCACCAAGCAGGATAATCAGGCGGGATATATTCAGGTTCAGGCATGTCTATGGTGGGACAAGACAACGCATAAAGGGTACGGATATTACGGAGGGAGCGTAGTCGTAACTCTTGACGACTCCGATTTTAACTACTACTTCCGTGGAGGTACGGAGGGGATTATCATTTCATCGAGAATCGGTTCGTCTTGGTCTCATGCGGGGGTTTTGGATTTTGAGGGTGACGCGAATCTCGTGGAGGGCATAACTTCTGTCGGGACTCTTGATGGGGCCGCTACGGCGGGCTCCTCCGTTGTTCTACAACTTCACTCCGGGGAGGCCGCCAATTTCACGCAGAACAACTACTATTTCATAATGGATTTCAATGGAGTTGAAGTTTGTAATTACGTTTTTTGTACGTCGGTTGACACGGATAACGATCGAGTGACCATCCAGACACTTACGGACAATATGGGGAACGGAGCAATTATCTCCGCGTATGCGCATCGTTTCGTTTTCCTCGGAACGGACAGGTACCCGGGCGCAATCCAGCTTAATTTCTCCGGGTATGGATCGAGTGGTTCAGTGGAGATTAATCAGGCGATACCGTACTGTTCAGGCGCGGTCGGGTACGCGATGCACTACCAGATCGTTGCCCCTGTTTATATAACTTCAGCGACAAAATTTGACGTTCTGGTAAATACCCTGCAACAGATGAACCCGGATGATTTAAGCCGAAGGGCCGCAATGCGACCGCTTGTCGGGGAATGGCTCAGACCAAACGATGCCGCCTCGTTCCCTTCAACCGGGATGAATAGAAGTTACGGACAGATAAAAAATATCTATGCCGCATACAGCGCGTCAAGAGTAAAGGGGAGTGACGGGTTGACGATTGGAGCGAAAGACTATGTTTTCCTTGCAACAATGGATGAGTTGTCGGCGAATGGTTCGGTCAGCGTCGATCTGCTGTTTCTGGACACGGAAAGTACGTGACGATGAATGATTGCCGGATTCGACATAGGTCTGAATATAACCCTTGGGGAAACATGTCTCTCGGACAATTTGTCCCCCATGTTTACGACGGGGATAGAGTCCACGAAAGCTGTAGAGTTATCCTTAAAAAAATATACGTCAGCTTCTGCCGTAATATGTGCGGATGGATCGGAGATATCACACGGTTTACTGGAGGGGGAGCCATGCCTGTTCGATCCGCTGTTTATTTCAAGAAAGGCTGTGGTTCTGCACGTTTTTGCGAGGCCGCACGAAACGGGAGACACGGGTCAGGTAATCGACATTGGTTACTTCCCAGACTTTTCAGGAACTCCTCGAATTATATACGAGGAGCAGTCCTCTTCTTTTAGAGACTGTACCTATGGGCCACAGTTAAAGACGTGGAAGTGGACTTTTGGGGATGGATCAACATCTTCACTCCAAAACCCAGTGCATGCTTATATGATACCCGGATCGTATGATGTAAAACTAGAAGTATGGTCGGTAAATAATGAGTACGCGGTTGTTGTCAAAGAAGATTACATTGTTGTCAAGAAGGCAGCAGGATTTGTCAGGATAAAACACACATGCACAGCTAAGGAGTTTTTAGAGGATTCTGGTGGTAAGAAGTTACCGACAAGGGCGGGTGAGATAGTTGTTGTCTTGTCAGGTAAGTCCTTGTCGAACCTGACAAACATGGCATTAACTGGAGATGTTAATGGGTACGAAAACAAGAAATCACATTACAAAGAGGCCGCAGTTAATGGTGGTAACATGTTGTCGTCCGCGTCTGCTGCTAATCTTATCTATCTTGCAAATACTGGTCGTACTTACAGTGGAACCAATTCTCTAGGAGCAAAGACTGATTACCTAGTATCTGTTTGTATAGGAGATGAGTTTGTAGGGTCGTTGGGGTCTGGAGAACCGCTATCGTTCAAAGATGATAATGGCGGTCTAAACCCATCTGACGTTACAATCGAGACAGTGGAAACTGATGGTAGTACCATATCTAGCGGTGTTGGTAACGCCGTGGAATTTCTAGTAGTTGACTAGGAGGATATTATGGCAAATGAAGTAAGATACGCGATTAGTGTTACTCCTGTTGAGGAACTAACGGATGCTAACGCATCCACTCACTGTGTTATCGCATCCGAGGTAGGAAAGTCTCTTGGTGGTGACGGTACGGCGGCAGTCGGTGCATTCGACGGCACTGCGGCCAATCAGGGCTATCTGAATGCCACCGTGAACTACCTGGAGGTAACAGACGACGCGGCTGTTGCGGTTGGTGCGGATGCTGACGCCAAGTTCGTCTTCCTGAAACACAGCGGCTACAAGTTCTCCAGTGCTACAGCCTTGGGTGCGGCGGCTACTAACAGTGTCAAGATTACGATTGGGGCCTCGGACGAGTTCCTGTCCATCCTTGACGCCGGTGAGTGTGTGGTGCTGAAGGACGACAATGGGGGCCTCAACTGCACCACCCTGAAAGCCCAGGTGGTTACGTCTGCCGGTGCCGCTGTTTCAGACGAACATATCGCCCTTGAATACTTGGTGGTTGACTAATGGCTAGTTATACTGTAGGAAAAGTAATGGACCTGGTTGGTGAACAACGAACCAATCTGGTGATAGAATATCTTAGACAGATGTTTCTGGACATGGCACTGTTTGAATTTGAGCACCCGGTAACAGATACGTCTAGCGTAGTGAGTGGAACAGTAGCGTATTCTGTCCCAGACAACGCGTCTATTGTAAGTGCTGTGTATCTAAAGGACACCGCTGACAGTAACAAGTACAAGAGGATACCGGAACTGGTGGGTGACATTGATCCAAACATTAATACAGAGGCCGAGTAATGGACTCAATTAGTGGATATGCCTGGTGTTACAAAATAGATAAGGGTGTCCTGTATCTATACTCGCACGATGTAGCTACAGATACATGGGCTGCGCCTTTAGTTAGTATTACAGATGGTCTGAAGTTCGAGTACCTTACTGGTAAGAAGGTATTCTTAAAGAGTGATGGTACCTCGGATGATACAGTGCCTAGTGAAGCGAGTATTGTAAACGTACCCGATGCTATGATCCCGGCAGTGATTGCCTTCTTGAGAAGTAGACTT